GGCCGAGCAGCTGACGATCGTCCTCAACGACCTGCGCGGCAAGCCCAACGAGGAGAAGCTGGCCGCACTCGTGCGCGACCTCTCCACCCGGCGCTCGATGCTGGATCTGGAGAAGGTACTGCCGTACAAGCGCGAGCGGCTGGCCGAGATGATCGCCGAGCGCAAGGCCGACTTCGACTGGGATGCACTCAAGCGCCCCAAGCCAGAGGAGAAGGCCGAGCCCCGGTGGGTCGAGCGCGTCTACCGGCTTCCGCCCGCCGCCGCCGAGGTTGTCGATGGCGCGATCGCGAAGGTCCGGGATGACGAGGGAATGGAAGATTGGGCGGCACTGGAGCTGATCTGTGCCGATTACATGAGTGGAGCCTGATGGCGACCAAGTACGACTACATCGCCCTCAAGAACGAGTACGTCCAGACCCCCGGCCTCTCGATCCGTGCCCTCTGTGAGCGGCACGGCATCAAGACGTGGTCGACCGTCAACAAGCGGAAGAACGACGAGGGCTGGGACGCCAAGCGGGCTGAGTTCGAGCGGCAGGTCGAGAACAAGTCGCTGGAGGCGCTCGCCGACAAGCGGGCGACGAAGATCGCCGAGATCCAGCTCGACGCACTCAACGTCATCCATGCAGGCATCCTCAAGATGGCCGAGGACATGGACGACGAGGAGGAGTACGAGGTCAACGGCGTCGTTCGCCGCCGCAAGGTGATGCGGATCCATCCGCGAGACCTCGCCATCCTCGTGGACAAGTTCCAGACGCTCATCGGGCAGCCCTCGCAGGTCAGCGAGCAGCGCAACCTGAACCTCGGGATGTCCGCCGAGCTTGAGCCTGATGATCTGAGGCTGATCCTTGCTGCCCTTCGACCCCAACCAGCTCTCGCCGGAACAGCGGGATCAGCTGACCGACCTCATCCTCCGGAAGCTCGCTCCAACTGACACGTTCGCCTACGGCGAGTATGTCTTCGGCTACCGGCCCGAACCGCACCATCGCACGATGGTGGAGTTCATCGATGAGTGCTTCGAGAAGCGCCAGAACGGGCTTGTGCTCATGCCTCGCGGGTCGGCGAAGACGACGTGGGGCAACACGATCAAGATCGCGCACAAGATCAGCGTCGAGAAGGACATCCGGATCGGCCTGATCTCGAACACGGCGAAGCAGAGCAACGACTTCAGCCGCGCCATCAGGTACACCCTCGAAGCGAACAACCGCCAGCACGAGTTGTTCGGGAACCTCCGCTCGGCCCAGAAGTGGACGGACGTCGAGTGGCTCCGGGCGGACTCACGCTGGGCTGGCAGCAAGGACGTCACGCTGTACTCCGCAGGCGCGGGCGGCGCGATCATCTCCAAGCGGTTCGACGTCATCATCTGCGACGACATCTTGGATGAGGAGAACACCATGACCCCGGAGGCCCGCGAGAAGGTCGAGACGTGGTTCTGGAAGACGCTCCGACCATGCCTCGTCCCGGGAGGGATCATCGTGATGTTCGGCACCCGGTGGGCCGAGGACGATCTCTACCAGCACCTCATGGATCCGGTCGAGAAGGGCGGCAAAGGCTGGAAGCACCTCATCATCCCGGCGATCCAGACGGACGCCGAGGGCCACGAGTTCTCGTACTGGCCTGACTACTGGCCGCTCGACAAGCTGTACGAGGAGCGGGTGGCGATGGGCACTGCGCTCTTCAGCTGCTCGTACCAGAACGACATCTCGGGGTTGATGACCGGCAACATCTTCCTCAAGCGGAACTTCCAATACTTCACGACCCTGCCGGAGAACCGGACGTTCACGATCCGGATGGGCGTCGACCTCGCCAGCTCCGAGAAGGAGCGGGCCGACTTCACGGCCCGGGTCATCACGGCCGAGGACAACGACTCGGGCGACTTCTATATCCTGTCCGTCTACCGCGACAAGCGCGAGACGCACCACGCCGAGTTCATCAACGACGGGTTCATCGCGTACTCGGGCATGGGGCTGGTGATCTGCGAGTCGCAGGCGTTCCAGTCGACCCTCATCCAGCAGGTGATGCGGGAGTATCCCCGGATCCCGATCGAGGGCCGCAAGTCCGACAACGACAAGGTGACCCGCGCCCGCGCTGTCGCCGCGAAGTACGAAGCCCACAAGGTCTTCCACCACGTTTCGCTCGAAGGAAGTGACTTCGAGCGCGAGCAGCTCAGCTTCCCCAAGGGCCACGACGACATGATCGACGCGGAAGGGTTCTCGATGGACCTTCAGGGCAGCGGCTTCTTCTTCGGATCGGTACGGAGGTGACCATGCCGCTCTCATTCCCGGGATCGACCCGGAAGAAGAGCGACGAACCGTATGACCCCTACGAGCTGGTCTTCCGCGACGGGAAGCGGACCGTGCCCCCATACCTCGCCGACCTGATGGCGGGCTTGGACACGCTCCGTTACACGTACTCGGAGGCCGTCGATCGGGTCAACAACCGGCTCGCCGCTGACTTCGCCAACACCGCGTTCGACCGGGTTGTCTCGACGCACATGCGGGAGCATGGGCAATGAGCGCCGTCGGCGAGTTCATCTCCAAGACGTTCAGGACCAGCCCGAAGAACATCCCCTCGGACAGTGCTGCCGCAGTTGTCAGCAACGCCGCAGGCTGGACGAGCGTCGACCGGGGCCGCGTGGGCAAGCCGCGCGCGCGGCAGTACCGCAACTGGGCCGAGCACTCGGAATGGATCCGGGCGGCTATTGACGTCCGCAAGAGTCAGGTGAGCCAGAGCGAGTGGGAGATCGTCAAGTACGACCCGCTCGGTCCTGAGCCGAGCGAGGCGCTGAAGACCCGGGTGAAGGAGCTGTTCACCCACCCGAGCCCGACGATCAACTCCTTCCGCACCTTCATCGAGCCGATCATCGAGGACATCCTCGTCCTCGATGCGGGCGTGATCGAGAAGGAGCGGACGCTTCGCGGGGACGTGGTCTACATCCACCCCGTGGACGGCGGGACCATCCGCGTCAACGCCTACTGGGACGGGACTGAGCCCGACGAGAAGCGGTACTTCTGGTACCCGGACCAGTACCAGCGGGCGTCGTTCACGAACGACGACATGGTCTACATCATGGAGAACCCTGCGACCTACCGGGTCGTGGGGCTGTCCAAGCTTGAAGTCCTCAAGCAGACCATCGACGCCGAGATCAACGGCCACACCTACAACAACCGGCAGGTGACCAACGCCGCACCCGACGGGATGCTCGATCTGGGCGAGGGAGCCCGGCCCGAGCAGGTCGACGCCTTCAAGGCGTACTGGCAGGGCGAGGTCGCCGGGCGTGGCGCGATGGCATTCATTGGTGGATCAAAGAATGCCAAGTTCATCCCGTTCCGGTCCACCAACCGGGACATGCAGTTCCTTGAGTGGCAGATGTATCTCGTGCGCAAGATCTGCGCCGTGTTCGGTCTGTCAACCATGGACCTCGCCATCGCTGGCGACTCAAACAGGGCCACCGCCGACACACAGGCTGAGATGACGGAGGATCGCGGCCTTCGTCCGCTCCTCGGCCTGATCTCCGAGTACCTCACACGAGAGATCGTGTGGGACTCCACGTTCGGAGGGTCGGACAACAACCTCTGCTTCAAGTTCACCCGCCTGAACCTGAAGGAGAGCCTGTCGCGTGCTCAGATCAACCAGCGCGCTCTCGCGGGCGTCAGCTGGAAGACGACGAACGAAGCGCGGCGGGAGGATGGTCTGGAGCCCCTGTCGGGGCCGCAATACGACTCGCTGATGGTCATCACACCGACCGGGGCTGTCACGCTCGATGAGGTTCCTTCCGCCAAGGAGTCGATGTCGAGCAAGAAGCCCGAACCCGGTGGACCTCCGGCGGGAGGCTCATCCAAGCCGTCGGGTGGGAGCAAGCCCCCGTCGGGAAGCAATAGCAAGAAGGAGTCCTGATGGCTGCCTCTCTGAGTCTCCGCGTCTACACGGGCGCGGGGCCGTCGGAGTCTGCCGCTGTTACGGGGATCGATCTCATCTCTGCCGACAACGCCACGAGCACGCTGGCAAACCGGCAGGCCAACCCGATCACGGTCGGGACGGCGAGCTACGAGAAGTGGCTCAAGCTGAAGATCGACACCTCCCCCGCGAACGGCGTCACGAACTTCAAGATCTGGGGCGACGGCGCGGTGATGACGTCGACCACGCTGTACTTCACGGGCAACTACGTGACGTACCAGCAGGCGACAACGGCCACCTCGACCATCGCCGCCACCAACTTCACCGGCTACACGGCGAACAACAAGGCCACGTGGGACACCGCGTCCTACTCGGCCACGAACGCAACGACACGGTTCGTCGCGTTCCAGCTCGCCGTCGCTGCGGATGCTGCGCCGGGCAACTGGACGCAGGAGACGATCTCGTACTCATATGACGAGACCTGACCCAAGGATACAATAGCACTTGCGCTGGTAGGTCAGTTCTGCTACTGTGCCGGGCATGGACACAGAGCTGGCCTACCTCGCAGGCTTCTTCGATGGCGAGGGATGCGTATCGATCAGTACCCGGGGCCGGGGCGGCTACGGGTTGCTGGTATCCATCTCCCAGCTGACTCCCGTTCCGTTGCTTATTGCTCGGGCCAGATTCGGCGGGTCCATCTCCAGAACTCCTGACAAGCGTGGCTATCGAGCGATGGTTGTCTGGACGGTGGCAGCCAGAGTCGCTGAGCGCGCATTGAGCGAGATGCGGCCATTCCTGATCGTCAAGGCGGATGAGGTCGACCTAGCTCTTGAGTTTCAGCGCGGTTTGGATATCTGGACGGACAAGGAAGAAGAGCAGGTTCGCAGGGCTCGCCTTGCATCTGAACTTCAGCAGATGAAGCGAAGGTCATACGATCACATTGAGATCCCGCCCGTGGAGCGAGCGCAACGTCAACCTTCCCCGCGCAGGCTTGAGCGTTCAGCGGCGCGGCCGTCGAAGCCCAAGCCGCACAAGAAGGTTCGCGTGAAAGTCGTCCAGCCCATCAAGTCAACTGGCTACAAGCGGCACGTCTTTGACGACGCGGATATCGCCATCCTTCGCGGCATCTACACTGATTACGGCCTCGCGGCGACTGCCTACGAGTACGGGGTCAGCCGCCAGACGGTCGTCAACTGGCTTGATCGTTATGGCATTGCGAAGCAGGGGCGGACAGCGGCAAGTGAGAAACGGAGAGCGGCGGCGGTGGCAGCATCGTGGTCGACTTATCGTTCTTCACTCGGCAGCTCCTAAACCGGTTTAGTGTGAAGAACGGTGGATCAATGAGCATCACCGTGCTGTGCCCGACCCGGGGCAACCCGTCGGCGCTGCTGGAGGCGTACTCCTCGTTTCAGGACACCGCCATGGACCGGAACTCCCGGTTCGTGGCGGTCGTGGACGCGGATGACCCCTCCATGGAGACGTACGTCTCGATGTTCGAGGATGCCGTCGATCTACGGCTCGACGTCGTCCCGAAGGACGAGAGCGGGACGATGAACAAGGCGCTCAACTACGCCGCACTGCGGTGGAAGGACCGCGCCGACGTCATCGGCTTCATCGGTGATGACCACCGGTTCCGCACCAAAGGCTGGGACCGAGTCATCGGTCAGGTCATGGAAGAGCAGGGAGGCGGCATCGTCTACGGGAACGACCTGTTCCAAGGCGAGGCGCTGCCTACTGCTGTGTTCATCAGCAGCACGATCGTCAACGTGCTCGGGTGGTTCGCTCCGCCGCGCCAGAAGCACCTGTACCTCGACAACGCATGGAAGCTTCTCGGCGATCGGTCCGACTGCCTGTACTACCTGCCGGACGTCGTGATCGAGCACATGCACCCGGCAGCTGGCAAGGGCGAGTGGGATGCCAACCACGTCCGCGTCAATACGGCCGAGGTGTACGCCCACGACCGTGAGGCGTTCGACTCGTGGCTCAATGATGGCTTCGAGCGCGACGTGGCGGCGGTCATCGGGGTGATCGCGGGGTGACGCTGATCTCGGTCGTCATCCCGACGTACAACCGAACTGATGTCCTGTGCAGCCGTGCGCTTCCATCAGTCTTCGATCAGTCTCACCGGGAGCTTGACATCCACGTCGTGGCCGACGGGATGCGGGGCGTGGAGCTGGAGTATCTGGAGCACCGGATTGACGACTTCCACGATCCGCGCCTGACCCTCTGGACCATCCCTCGTCAAACCTATCCGGATGACCCGCAGGAGCGGTGGTGCGTGCTCGGGCTGAACGCCCGCAACCACGGGCTGGATCACGCCCGGGGGGAGTGGATCGCCCCACTCGATGACGACGATGCGTGGACCGAGGATCACGTGGCCGTGCTCCTCGCGGCGGCGCTCGACAAGGGTGTCGACTTTGCCTACGGGCGGTCGATTGCGCACTGGCGCGACGGCCACACGAGTTCGTACGGAGGTTGGCCCCCGGGCCACTTCCAGTTCTGTGACGGAGCGCAGCTGTACCGCAATGGCATGGGCTACCGCTACGACCCCGCCTGCGTCAGTCGCGGGCTCCCGGAAGACGGGGACTTGTGGGACCGGATGGTTGCCGGGGGTGTGAGCTTCACGTTCGTGGACAAGGTCATCCACCACTACTACCCGAACCCGCGATGATCCCTGTCCTCGGTGTACCAATCCTGACCGAGCCAGATCTCCTATGGCGGATGCTCGACTCGATCGATGTCCCGATCGGCAGGACGATCATCATCGACAACGGCGGCGTGGTCCCTGATCTGGAAGCGTTCAACAGGGACGTGGAGCTGGAGCGTCCGGGGAGGAACCTCGGCGTGGCGGCCAGCTGGAACCGCATCATGGCGGCCGCACCTGATACCCCATGGTGGTGCATCGTCAACCACGACATCGTCTTCGCGCCCGGCGATCTGGCACGACTCGCCACGCACATGGAGCAGGAAGGAGGGCTGGCACTGCTGGGGACATTCTCGGCATTCGGCGTGGATCGCGGGACCATCGATCTGGTCGGGACGTTCGATGAGAACTTCCACCCGGCCTACTTCGAGGACAACGACTTCGACTACCGATGCCGTCTGGCCGGTGTGCCCATGGCGGGCCTCCCGGCGGGGCTGGCCCACGAGATCAGCTCGACCCTGCGGAGCAACGGCGCCTTTCGTGACGCCAACATGCGAACCTTCCCACGGAACGGCGAATACTTCGCCCGCAAGTGGGGTGGATCTCCGTACCACGAGGTATACGCCACCCCCTTCAACGAGGGTGGAGACATCAGGGCTTGGGAGCTTGACGAGTCTCGTCTGGCCGCCCAGAGCTGGACGTAGAAGGAGAACCAATGTCCGTCGCCATCGCGATCACTCCGGCCTCCGGCAGCATCACCGCCAAGCACACCGCGTGCCGCGTCGATGTGACCGGTGCCACCGTCAACGACACCGGGACGTACGATCCGGTCAAGTACCCGACGGAGGCGCTCATCACGTACTACCTGTCGTTCGAGCGCGCCGGGTCAGACACCGGCCGCAGCCAGCGGTTCCAAGTCGCTGCTGATGGTGGGTTCATCTTCAACAGCTACATCTTCCCGGACGCCGGGAGCTGGACCGTGCATCTCCGCAAGGACTCGGACGACAGTTCCGTGGCAAACCTCGCCGTCACAGTGGCGTAGACTGCTCTGGGGGCCGCCCTGCTTACCCCCCAGTGTGCGGCGGCCCCCATCTCACTGGAGGGATCAAGTGAGGCTTCGCCTCCCCGGCACGCGCGGCGTCGACTACCAAGTCAAGCGCGACAACTACACGTGGGGGGATCACATCCTCCGCGTCCAGATGACTGGCGCCATGATCGCGTGGTTCACGCCCGACACGATCATGGATCCGGCCTGCGGCGATGGGACCATCGTCGCGGCTGCGCACCGGATGCGCCCCATCGCCGGGGCGTACCTGAACGACATCTCGCGGCCGAACTTCTATCACTTCGGCACGACGATGAAGCCGTGGCTCCCGGAGGACCTCCGGTGCAGCTGCGTCCCGATCGAGGAGGCACTTCTCCGGGACGACTTCTACGACGTCGTCGTCCTGACCGAGATCCTCGAACACGTCGAGGACCCGGTGAACTTGCTCCGCTTGGCCCGCCAGCGGGCGCACCGTCTCGTCGCGTCCTCGCCGCTGTTCGTCAACGAGCACCTGATCGACAGGAACCCGGAGCACCTCTGGCAGTTCGATGCCACGGGCTACGAGGAGATGCTCAAGGAGGGCGGCTGGGACCCGGTGACGTTCGTCCCCATCTCGTTCACCGAGCCCGCCTACGAGTACACCTTCCAGCTGTGGGGCGCGCAGTGAGGCAGATCACCGAGATGACCCGGGACGAGGTCATCGCCTACAACCTCCGGGACGGCGGGACGGCCGTCTCGGTCTTCGCAGACACGCAGGCGTACCGCGTCGACAAGGCCAAGCTGTTCGTCCGGAGTGCGCTCGCGAACATCCCGCTCTGGGCCACGATCGTGGAGCCCGGGTGCAGCGCCGGGGACATCTCCGGCCCGTTCGCAGAGGATGGGGTACACGTGGTTGGCATCGATGTCGTGCCAGCAGCCGTGAAACTTGCCCGGGAACGCTACCCGAGGATGGAGGTCATCGAGGCCGAGGCCGACGCCATGGTCCCGAGGACGTGCGACGTGCTCGTCCTGTGCGAGTTCCTTGAGCACATCTCTGACCCGATCGCGTTCGTGAAGGGGTGGCTGCCGCTCGCGCGATATGTCGTCATCGGTCACCCACTCAATGATCCCGGCGGCGTCGAGCCCGGGCATGTCTGGAGCTACACCCTTCAGGACTACATGCGCTGGTTCGAGATCGGCGACCATCGGATGCTGGAGACCCATCTCTTCTCCGGGCCGTTCCCGGAGATGGTCATGGGCATTGGGACGAGGAACGACCTGTGAAGACCGTGCTCATCACCGGAGCGTCCGGCTTTCTCGGCAGCCACTTCCTCGACTGGTTCATCCGCAGCGACGACGACTTCGACCTTTGGCCGATGGACATCAAGCTGCACCCTGCGGGTCTGCCCTACGACCTTCAGGACATGGAGCTGTGGCTCGAAGACTTCGACATCGACGTCGACCTTGCCATCCACATGGCGGCACCGGTCGGCGGTCGGGAGAAGATCGAGGGCGACCCGCTCTACAACGCCGACAGCCTCCGGCTCGACTCGGTGTTCTTCCGCTGGGCAGTCAAGCACGCGAAGACGGTGGTCTACCCGTCGTCCAGCGCGGTCTACGGCACGCAGCTTCAGGGCACCGACGCCCACTCGCTCCACGAGGGCATGTTCAACGCACAGGACCCGACGTGGCTCGCTCCCGACGAGATGTACGGCTTCACCAAGCTTGCAGGGGAGAGACTGGCATGGGCAGCCGCCAAGTACGGCCTCAACACTCTCGTCGTCCGGCCCTTCTCTGGCTATGGCGAAGGTCAGTCGTTCGAGTACCCGGTGCCCTCGATCGCGAGGCGGGCGATGCGCCGGGAGGATCCGATCGAGGTCTGGGGACCGGGGACGCAGAAGCGGGACTTCGTCTACGTCACGGACCTGATCTCGGCGACCATGGCGCGGCTGGAGCAGCCAGTTGAGGGCTACGAGACGATGAACATCGGCTCGGGCTTCCCGGTGTCGTTCAACGACGTCGCCCGGATCTGCGCCGAGATCGTCGGCTACGAGCCGGAGATCAGGAACCTCGCCGACAAGCCCATGGGCGTGTTCAACCGCTTCGCTGACACCGGTCGAATGCGCCGGTACTACGAGCCCGAGGTCCGGCTCCGTGAGGGGCTGGAGCGGGTCATCACCTTCATCCGCGCAGGAGAGGAGACAGCCGGTGCCGAAGACGCTACGGGTAGCTGACCCGACCGCGCCGCAGCTTCAGCTGTACACCGCCCGGCAGGAGGGCAGGGCGGTCGGGACGATCGCGATGTGCACCCGGGACAAGATCTCGGCCCCCACCGCGCTCAGCTGGCTGATGAGCGACTACTCGTTCCTCGGCCCGGATGAGGTGGTCAGCCGGTACATCGTGCAGGGCCACGTGCTGACGCTCCAGCGCAACGAGTGCGTCCAGCGAATGCAGGGCGACTGGATCATCTTCGTGGACGACGACATGACGTGGCAGCCGGACGCCTTCGCGCGGCTGGTTGCGACGCAGCAGAAGTTCGATCTCGACATGGTCGGCGGCCTCTGCTTCCAGCGTGGCGCTCCGTTCCAGCCGACGCTGTACATGCGCGAGGAGCCGAACGCCGGGCAGTACGTCTTCCTCGAAGACTGGGCGCGCGACGAGGTCGTGGAGGTCGACGCCACCGGCATGGCGTTCGTGCTCATCACGCGGCGGCTGCTCGAAGCGATCGCCGGGGAGTTCCCGCCCTTGGAGGAGCGGATCAAGCGTCGCCCGCCCTCCTACTTCCGGTGGGACGAGAAAGGCTTCGGCGAGGACATGACGTTCTGTCAGGACGCGAAGCTGGCCGGAGGGCGCATCTTCGTGGACACCGCCGTGAAGATCGGGCACATCGGTGAGTTCGTCATCGATGAGCGGATGTTCCTTGGCGAGCTGGCTGGCCGCGAGGACGAGATCACCGAGATGCGTCGGGCCATCAACGACAAGATGGGCCTGCCGACGATGACCGCCGAGATGGCGCGGGAGAAGCTCCGTGGTTGACCACGAGCCGTGGGTCGGCGACACGCCGTACTTCCTGATCCTCTCATCGCTGGAGCCCAACGAGGGAGGCGCGTTCGGGCACCTCGTGCTCGACGTGGACAAGGTCGGCTGGCAGGTCGAGTACAAGGACTGGCTGGAGCGGTCGGCCGAGTGGTACCTGTGCGAGAAGGCGCCGCCCAACCGCACGATCCTCGCCCAGATTGTCTACCGGGGCGAGCACCCCTACTACCTCAAGCGCCACGTCGGACAGGTTCGCCTCAACGACAGCGCCAGTCGATCGGTGGTCGCGCACGGGATCGGCAAGCGGGTCCCGGCCGTCTACGAGACGAATACGGAAGAGGGTCGCGACTCTCGCGGCGAGGTCACGGTCAAGACCCGCCGCAGGAAGGTCACGCCGGAGCGGACGGATCGCCTGTGGCTCCTTCCGGGCAACGTGGTGTGCGGCGGCGAGGACGTCGAGAAGCTCGCGCTGGCGATCGTCGCGGCGATGGAGTGGGCGGAACAGCCACCCGAGCCTGTTGTCATCGAGGGACATGCAGAGGAGATCCTGACGGAGTAGGATCTCGCCAGTGAGGGATCACGAAGCTGACCCCTGACGCCGCAATCCAATGCGGCGGGGTCCCGAAGGGCAATCCAATGCCTGACCTGCGGGACAACCAGATGAAGTTTGCAAGCCCGGCCCGTCATGGGCCGGGCTTTGCTGTGTCCGGTGACTGCTGATGGCAATCGGCTTCGACGTAGCGTCAGAGAGCAGCACCGGGACAACCGGCCAGAGCGGCGCGGCCAACTTCTCGTGGAGCCACGCTGGCGGCGGGTCCGCGAAGGGCGCGCTCGTCTTCGTGTTCGGCGTCGTCACGAATGCCCTCCCGCCTGTCACGAGCGTGACGTATGGCGGCGCGACGATGACAGCCGTGCCGTACACGGCCATCGACACCGACACCGAGCCGGGATCGGTCAGGGCGTACTACCTCGACAACTGCGGCACGGGCACGAAGACGGTTCAGGTCAACCGCTCGGACGCGACGCCGTGGGCGCACGTCCTGTACGCGGTCTGCTTCACGGTCACCTCGTCGCAGCAGATCTCGACGCTGACCGAGGTCTACGCGGCTGGCGTCAAGACCCGGGCCGGGTCCGCAGCCGAGCAGACCGCCGCCGACTCCAGCGGCACCGGCACCGCGACCTCAGCAGGGTTGTCGTCCATTGACGACGGTTCGCCGGGAGCCAACTCGCTCCGGTTCATGGGCCGCTATCAGGGCACGTCGAACGTCACCGCTGCGGGGTCCGGCTCCACCGCTGGGCCGTCCATCGACTTCGGCCTCTACGTCATCGACACGTTCTACGAGACGACCGCCGGACAGGGTGCGCGGAACGTCGGCGGCGCGGCGATCTCCGACGACCTCGCCCAGATCGCCCTTGCCGTCCGCGAGAAGCCACCCACGGGTTCCTTCACCGCGAACGCCGTCCTCAAGCGGAACCAGACTGGATCGCTGACCGCCGACGCCGTCTTGAAGAAGACGGCCTCTGCCACCTTCACCGCCGACGCCGTCAAGGGCATGGTCCCGGTGACATTCACGGCAAATGCCGTCATCCGAAAGGTGGTCACGTCCGCCTTCTCTGCTAACGCGGTCAATCGCTCCACTATCACTGGATCGGTCCGAATAGGGATCAGCCCGCCGAGCGGCGGCGGCAACAACATCGGCCAACTAGGAAATCGAGATGCGTGGGGACAGTCACTTATTGTCACGCGCACGACGACTCTTCTTATGGTGGTGTTCCAAGCGGGGTCGATTGGGGCGCCGACCGACGAGCTGATCCTTGAGCTGCGAGCGGACAGTGGCGGGGCTCCGTCGGGGACGGTGGTTGCGACTCTGGCATCTATCTCCGGGATCGTTTCGACTGACGTGCGAATGGCGTCCGCCTCCATCGGTCTCTCGGTCGGAACATATTGGCTTGTCTGGCGTCGTTCTGGGTCACCCAGTGCGACCGATTACTACAGCCTCGTCGTGACAAATGTCGGTGTCATTGGCGTTGGCTACGAGCTGTTTGGCTCCGCGTGGTCAGGGCCACAGAATAGCAACGCTTGGTATCTAGCAGATCTTTCGGGCGCCACCGCCGACGCCGTCCTGTTTGCCAACTCGGGCACAAAGACCTTCACCGCGAACGCGGTCATCCTGCGCTCCGGTGGCACGACCTTCACCGCGAACGCGGTCAAGTTCGCCAACTCCGGCACCAAGACCTTCGCCGCAGACGCCGTCATCAAGGCGCCCCGATCTTCGTCCTTCACCGCGAACGCGGTCATCCTGCGCTCCGGTGGCACGACCTTCACTGCGGACGCCGTCATCGCCCGCAACTCCGGCACGAAGACCTTCACTGCGGACGCCGTCATCGCCCGCATTGTCTGGTCCGACAACTTCAACCGCACCACACCCAAGGGCTATCTCGGTGTGCCGTGGTGGCCCACCGTCAATCTGTCCAGCTACCCCCTCGAAGACTTTCTCCCGGATCTGCATGTCGATGGGTCGGCTGGCGTCAGTACATGGGGTGGGGCTGACGACAGCCACACCTCATATTTCTTCGGTGGCCCGAACATCTCGCGTGGCCGCATCAAGGTCGACATCAAGACCCCGCTGTTCATCCAGACCTCGCTTTCAAGCACGATCTGGTTCACGTACAACACGATCCACTACGACACGAAGCTCGACATCGGGATGCGCAACAACGGGGGTGTTGCGAAGTTCTGGGCTGGGTCGTCGATCGACGACATCTATCTTCCCGGCGTCGAGGCCGATACGTGGTACACGGTCGAGATCGGCTTCTCCACGATTGGGACGAGTGGCGCCCCCTTCCAGCAATTGCTCCGAATCTCGAAGCGGGATGATCCGTCGATCTTCGTCGAGCATTACTACACCGGATATGGGCTAGGCATCACTACTGCGGCCCTGTCCGCCACCCCCAATGCGGACCGTCTCGGCGGCTACCCCTACTCCTTCGACAACCTGACCTTCATCAGCGACCAAACGTCGTTCACGGTGAATGGCGGCTGGCTCGCCATGGCCTTCATTCAGGCCACGAGAACTGGGTCGCTCACCGCCGACGCCGTCTTGAAGAAGACGGCCTCCGCAACCTTCACCGCTGACGCCCTCCTGCTCTCGCCGCGTACTGCCACCTTCGCCGCCGATGCCGTCATCGCAGCCGGGGTCACGACGATCACGGGCTCACTGACAGCAGACGCCGTCATCCAGCGCACTCAGCCCGGCACCTTCACTGCCGACGCCATCGCCCGCAGGAGCGCGGCGAGTTCGTTCGCTGCGGACGCGGTGGTGCAGACTGCGGCGACAGGGTCCCTGACGGCCAACGCCGTGATCCGGGCAACCGTCACCGCCGCGATCACGTCGAACGCGATCACGAAGGCAACCGCGTCAGGCAGCTTCTCCATCAACGCCGTCGTCAGTCTGCTCATCAGCGGCAGCTTGTCGGCGAATGCCGTCGTCCGCAAGGCCCAGACAGGATCGTTCGCGGCGAACGCGGTTATCAAGGCGACCCCGTCGTCATCCTCGACGGCTGACGCAATCCAGCTTCGGACCTTCTGGTTCGGCGATGCAGGAGCAGGCTTCTGATGACACACCCGATCTCTGACGCGATGGCGGGCATGACTGCGGCGGAGCGCCGGACCTACAAGGCGCAGGCGATGGGCGTCCTCACCGACATGATCGGCCAGTCGGTGGATCGCGGCGCGTTCCGCATCACGATCATCGACCTCGACTACTTCGCCGCGCACGACGCGCTCCGCATCCGCATCCGGGTCAACCGCATCTCCAACGGCAACAACGTCACCCCCGCTGACGTGAACCCGATCTTCATCGTCAACCCGCCGATCCTCGTTGACGATCCTGTTGGCGACATCACCCAGACGTGGACCGACTCCGATGGCGTCGTCCATACCCGGACGCTGAAGGAAGACCTCCGCGCTGCGCTGATCGAGGTCGTCCGCGACGCCGTGAAGGCCGCGCTGACCTAGATGACCACCCTGCTTGCGCTGGCTGAAGGGGGCCTCGCGTGAGCACGCTCGTCGTCTACTCCGACACGAGCGACGGGTACATCGGCTCCACTGATGGGACTGTTTATTTCGGACCGCAAGGTTCGTACAGCACCGCACGCGCCGGGGGTGTGCGCAACGTCTCAACCGGTGCCCTGACTACATACGTCGCCCAGTCCTATTACTGGGACGGCTTCGGCCAATATACGGTTTCTGAAACGTTCCTCTCGTTCGACACTTCTGCCATTGGGTCAGGTTCAGTTTCGTCGGCCATCCTCAAGATCTGTTCGGCGGCGGACTACAGCGAGACCGAATTCACCATCGAGGCCCGGCTGAACGACTGGGGCACCAGCCTCACGACCGCAGACTGGATTGCTGGAGCAAGTCTCAGTGGCAAGACGCTGCTTGCCCACTATGCGACGGCGAGCGGTTTCACTGTTGGAACTTCCTACGATCTTGTCGATGATGCCTTTGCGGCGAACGTCAACAAGACTGGCTCGACGCGACTGCTGCTCTGCTCTTCGCGGACTACCAGCAATACCGCACCAGCCGATCAGG